GCTGGTGTTCAGCCCATGACGGGCCCCACCGGTCTTATCTTTGCGATGCGCTCTCGCTATACCGGTCAAGCTGGAACGGAAGCTTTGTTTAACGAAGCTAATACTTCGTTCTCGTCTAGTGCGGCTGGTAATACGGCGTCTCGCGCGACTGCGAACGGTGCCGCTGGTACGGTTCAAGCTGGTACGGATCCTGCTGATCGTGCGATCAACGGAACTGGTTATTCAGTTACGCCTGGTATGTCTACTGCTGAAAGCGAAGCCCTCGGCGACGCAACTACGAACGCTTGGCAAGAAATGGCTTTCTCGATTGAGAAAATTGCTGTTACTGCTGTTTCTCGCGCTCTTAAAGCAGAGTACACGATGGAACTTGCTCAGGATCTTAAAGCGATCCACGGTCTCGACGCTGAAACCGAACTTAGCAATATTCTTTCTTCGGAAATTCTTGCTGAAATTAACCGCGAAGTAATTCGTACAATCAACTATTCGGCTTCTGCCGGTGCTCAAAACAACACGACCTCAGCCGGTACGTTTGATCTTGACACTGACTCGAACGGTCGTTGGTCAGTTGAGAAGTTCAAGGGACTTCTGTTCCAGATTGAACGCGATGCGAATGAAATCGCTAAAGCAACGCGCCGTGGTAAAGGCAATGTTATGCTGTGTTCTTCTGATGTAGCTTCCGCTCTTCAGATGGCTGGCGTACTTGACTATACTCCTGCTCTTTCTAACAATCTCAATGTCGATGATTCTGGCAGCACGTTTGCTGGGATGCTTGGTGGACGAATTAAAGTCTACATCGATCCGTACTTCAGTGATGCAACAAATCAATACTACACTCTGGGTTATAAGGGCGCTAGTTCTTTTGATGCTGGACTATTCTACTGCCCATACGTTCCTCTTCAGATGGTTCGTGCGGTAGGCGAGAATACGTTCCAACCTAAAATCGGCTTCAAGACACGTTACGGTATGGTAGCTAATCCATTCGCGACGGGAGCCGCGAGCGGTAATGTTGGGGGTGGTCTTAACGCCCAGTCCGCTAACATCTACTACAGGATTGCTAAAGTCACGAACTTGATGTAAAAGCAATAATAATAAAACTGAGTAGTAAAACTAGAGAGAGAGTCTTCGGACTCTCTCTTTTTTTGTTTATAAATAGAGATACTATGAAAAAGAATTATTTCACACCTAAGACCGGTCATGAGGCAAGTGATGAGTTTTTTAGTAATTTAGCAATATGGCACGATATCGATATGATTAAATCTTTCGTATGGGGATTTGCTATTGGTATACTAGTATTTACAGTAATGATTGGTATAATTTAATGGCTTTACAAGACTCGCAGCCTGAAAATAAAAACTTTCTGTCACCTGTAGGATTTCAATTTTCCATACAGAAGCTTCCTCACGTTAACTATTTCTGTCAAAGTGCTAACATACCTGATATATCACTATCACAAACAGAGCTAGTTAATCCATTTATCAATCTACCATCTCCAGGTAGTCAATTGACGTTTGGTGGACTTGATGTAACGTTTCGCGTAGATGAAGACCTTAAAAATTATAAAGAAATTCACAACTGGCTTATAGGCCTAGGCTTTCCTGATAACTTCGATCAGAGAGCGGCTATTGCAAGGGGTAGAAATCCAGGAAAAGTATCTGTAGGAGAAATCTTCTCTGATGCATCCCTTCTTATTTCTACATCATCTTATAAAACAAACGTTGAAGTGCATTTTGTAGATGCTTTCCCAGTATCATTATCTACTGTCAATTTTGATATTCGCGCAGCAGATATTGAGTATCTAGAAGCTACAGCATCATTTGTTTACCGTAGATATAATATTGTTGACATTGTATAATAAACCTGTTATAATAGCATTATGCTTTATGTTATGTGGATGTGCATCTGGAGCTGTAGGCACAATCTTATGGATCAAGACTGCTGTAGATGGCATACTTATGATAGAAGACCAACCAACTACTACAGAGTATATATTGAATAAAGCTACGGGTAAAGATTGTAGATTTATTAATGTTGTTAATGGTGAGGAAATATGCAAGAATGAACATGGAAAAGATAATGGAGAGTTGGTCGATTGATTGTAAATATGATGGAACAGAACTTGCAGTAGAATCACTAAACACACCAGTACTTCATAACAAATACATAAAAATTCTAATAGGCGAACGGTCAGTTTTATTTAGGTTGAAATCTAAAATAAAGCAGACTAAACGTATGCTTATAGAATACTATTCTGGTGATCTAAATGATCCCGAAACCCTCAATGACATTAACAGAGAAGTTTGGGCGAAGAAAGTGTTGAAGTCAGAACTAGACACTTATATCGATAGTGACACTGAAATGATTCAAGAACTCCTTCAGTTAGCCATGCAAGAAGAAAAAGTAAACTATCTTACATCTATAATCAAAAGAATTGAAAATCGCAACTGGGAAATACGTAATGCAATTGAGTGGAACAAATTTCAAGCTGGCGGATAAAAAATATGGAGTGATTTATGCTGATCCCCCGTGGTACTTTAAAAACTACAGTAAAATGGGTCGCGGCCGCAATCCTAATCAGCATTATAAATGTATGTCTATTAGTGATATACAGCAATTACCAATTGCCGATATTGCATTGGATAATTCTGTTCTTCTTATATGGGTCACTGATCCTTTACTCCATCGTGCTTTTCAAGTTATTGATGCTTGGGGTTTCACTTATAAGACTGTTGGTTTCACTTGGGCAAAAACTAATAAAACGAATTTGGGATTCTTCACTGGTCTAGGATACTGGACAAGAAGTAATCCAGAAATGTGTTTGTTAGCAACAAAGGGTAAGCCTAAAAGAATATCTAAAGCAGTAAGACAATTAGTCGTAAGTGAACGTAGAGAACATAGCAGAAAACCAGATGAAATGTATACTAGAATTGAAGAGCTATTGAGTGGCCCATACATAGAGTTGTTTGCTAGAAATACAAAAGACGGGTGGGACAGTTGGGGTAATGAGGTAAATAAACATGATGGATGAAGAAATTCATATACATCATAAAGACCATGTTCATATAAAGATAGAATGTGAAGATGGGTTAGCCAGAGAAATGTCTGAATACTTTACGTTCTATGTTCCTGGTTATAAGTTTATGCCCACATATAAGAATAAAATATGGGATGGAAAGATACGCCTTTTCAATGTGCAGGCTAGATTAATCTATCGTGGTCTTATATTCAGAATAAAAAGATTTGGTCAAAGTCGTGGATATAAAATTGTAGTTCATGATGGTCTAGATGATACAAATGATATCTCTCTTCCAGAGATAGAAAACTATTTTTCTGATCTAAAGATCGTACCCAGAGACTATCAGTATCGCGCCTTTGCTCATGCAATAAGAAGCACACGCGCCGTTATTCTATCACCCACAGCATCAGGTAAGTCTCTTATTATTCATATGCTTTGCAGATGGTTGAAGGGTAGAAAGCTTCTTATTGTACCAACAACATCACTTGTTCATCAGATGGATAGTGATTTTGTTTCTTACGGACAAGCCTATTATACACACAAAATCATGGCAGGTCAAGACAAAAATTCAGATGCAGAAGTTTTTATTTCAACATGGCAATCTATCTACAAACAACCAAAGAAATGGTTCGATCAATTTGACGTAGTGATAGGTGATGAAGCGCATCTATTCAAAGCGCAATCTCTTACAAAGATATTAACAAAGTTAGAGGGCTGTAAGTATCGCTACGGCTTTACTGGTACGTTAGATGAAACAAAGACACACAGGCTTGTGTTAGAAGGTTTGTTTGGCCCTGTAATGCGAGCCGTACAGACTAAAGAGTTGATAGAGAATAAGACTTTAGCTGATTTTAGAATTAAGTGTTTAGTACTAAAGTACCCAGATAATGTGCGTAAAGACTTAGCCAAATCAACGTATCAGGATGAAATTCAATTTCTTATAGCATCGAGCCAGAGAAACAATTTCATAAAGAACTTAGCATTAGGTCGAACAGGTAACACTCTACTATTGTTCCAGATGGTCGAGAAGCATGGTCGCATACTTTATAACATCATAAATAGTGAAGCAAAAGATAGAAAAGTATTTTTTGTTCATGGCGGAGTAGATGCAGAGACAAGGGAAGATATACGTGCTATCACTGAAAAAGAGAATGATGCAATTATCGTAGCATCATACGGAACATTCAGTACAGGTATTAATATTAAAGCGTTGCATAATATAATATTTGCTAGTCCTACTAAGTCTCGCATACGCAATCTACAGTCCATAGGTAGAGGTCTAAGGCGAAGTGAAACCAAAACTACAGCGACACTATATGATATATCAGACGATCTATGCTGGAAAACATACAACAATCACACACTAAAACATTTTGCGTACAGATTAAAAATATACAAAGAAGAAGAGTTTCCTTTTACCATTTACAACATAAGGCTGAATTATGATCCACATACTGAAATTATCTAACGGAGACACCATTGTTGGTGATCTAGTTTCAGAAGATGAGAAGTGTATAACTTTAAATAATCCTCTCGAACTTCAGTTAGTCAATAATCCTATGACTGGATCAGGATTAATGTCTATGTATTGGCTTCCTATAGAAACTGAGGTTTTCCATGTTGACATACGACAGCAACATGTGATAGTATTATCTGAAGCATCAAAAGAGATACAGAAATTTTATAACAATTCAGTATCAAATTTTTTGAAGAGGCGGAAGATGTTTGCCGGTACGGTAGAAACAGATTCGATTGAAGAGAGAGTGTTTGGTAAAGCAATGGAAACAATGGAAAAACAAATGAAACATAATGAAAATAGAATGATGGCTAGAATGTTAATTCAAGCAAACACAAGCATAATGCATTAAAGGATTTAAATTATGGCTAAGAAACGGATTAAACATGATTACGTAGACAATAAACAATTTTTTGCTGCGATGGTTGAATATAAAAACTCTGTACGTGACGCAGAAGCCGATGATTCTGAAAGGCCTGTCGTACCTAACTATGTTGCTGAATGCATTATGAAAATTGCAACTCATCTATCATATAAGCCAAATTTTGTGAATTATACTTTTCGAGAAGATATGATATGTGATGGTATAGAAAATTGTCTTCAGTACATTGATAATTTTGATCCTGCTAAATCGAACAATCCCTTTGCATATTTTACACAGATTATATACTTTGCTTTCATTCGTAGGATTCAGAAAGAAAAGAAACAGCTATATGTCAAATATAAGGCAACTGAAAATGCTAACATATTTGATCAGACGGCTGAAACTCAAGAACATGATAAAGGTCGAACATATGATACATCAGTTAAATCTGGTGAATGGTCGAAAGATTATATGTCTACGTTTGTTGAAAATTTTGAGCAGACTAAACGAAAGAAAAGAACCAAAAGAAATGTGGGATTAGATAGGCTATTAAATGATGATGAACACGCATAATATGAAGTCACATATCTATAATATAGATGGTGACATAGTGAAATCTGATAATAGATATGAAATTATAGATAATACTAAACTCAACAACCTAGTACTAAGCAAAACAAGGCTTAGAGCTAAACAAAGCACCAACGGACATAGGCATTTAGGTCAAGAAGAAATTTATTTCTTTATTGAAGGTGTTGGTCGTATGGAAATAGACCACAAAGAGTTTAAGGTTCAATCTGGTGATATTGTGTCAATCGAAGATAATGCATTCCATAGAGTGCATAACGATGGAGATTTCTTTTTAGATTTTATTTGTGTGTTTGAGGGGAGTAGAAGTCATTGAAAATAGCATTGATAACAGATACCCATTGGGGTGTGAGGAACGATAACCAATCTTTCCTCGATATGATCAATCGCTTTCACGGTGAAGTATTTTTTCCATACATTAAGGATCATGATATAGACACTGTAATTCATCTCGGCGACATAGTTGATAGGAGAAAATATATCAGCTACACAACTCTAAGAGATATGAATAACAACTTCATAGATAAGTGTCAAAGAGAGAATTTGGATCTTCATATTCTAATTGGTAATCATGACGTAACATATAAGAATACCAATGAAGTGAATTCTATGAATGAACTTTATAGTGGAGACGTTCAAGGATATTCTGAAGCACAAGAAGTAGAGTTTGATGGTTGTAAAATTCTATTTCTA